ATCAAGATACTGTTGAGAAGCTTGAACGTGTATTGTCGAAGAAATAGGTGCTGACATTCTTGGAGTTTTGCAAGAAAATCTGCTCACGCTTGCCAGTTTTGATGACAAGCATGCACTTATTATTCGCAATACTGTGGACCCCGGTTTATTCGGCGGCCAGTATAGAGAATTGGCCATACGTGTCTTTGATTTCATTGACAAATACAAGAAGGCCCCAAAGGATCACCTAGCTGACTTGCTGATTGACAAGCTTGAAAGCGACAACAAGCGCGAAGTCACATTCTACACCGACCTTTTGATTAGCCTTAAAGATGCCAGTGAGCACGTCAACCCAGAATACATCGTCAATCAGCTAGATACCTTCCTTAAAAGGCAAGCCCTCAGGACGGTGGCGGTTGACCTAGCCAAGCTATTGCAGCGTGACACCGAGGAGTCACTTGAAGAGGCTGACGCCCTTATACAGAAATCACGGCAGAGCGCCCTTAAGCTCTTTGACCCAGGGCTAAGGCTAAGCAATACAACCGAAGCCTTGAATTTCCTTGAACGTGACCGCAATAGCTTTCCAACCGGCATAAAGGAGCTGGATAAACGTGGCTTTGGCCCCACCCGCAAAGAGATGTGGCTGTTCATAGCTGATACCAAGAAGGGCAAGTCATGGGCTTTGGTGCATCTGGCCAAAATGGCCTCCACCCACCGGCTCAAAGTGCTGCACATCTCACTTGAGAACAGCCGAGACATTACGGCACAGCGGTACTTTCAAACCTTCTTTGCCATGAGCAAACGTAAGGAGAAAATACGCCTTACCAAGTTTCAGCAGGATAGTTTGGGGCGCATCACCGGTTTTGACGAAAAACACGTCACCCCCAAGCTCAGCCTGGATGATCCCTACATAAAGGAAAAGCTTGAGCGTAAGATTCAACAGTGGTCGTCACGAGTCTTTGACAACATCATAGTAAAGGATTTTCCAACCGGCATGCTCACGATGCCTCAGCTTGAGGCCTATATGGATAATCTTGAGCAGCAAGAACGTTTCGTGCCTGATTTGCTGGTGCTTGATTACCCCGACCTGATGAAGATAGACAAAGAAAATTACCGCTTGAGCCTGGATGAAATTTATAAGGATGTGCGCGGCGTGTTGGTCAAGCGCAACATAGCGGGCGCAGTAGTAACCCAATCAAACCGTAAAGGTGGCGAATCAAAGACAGTGGGCCGCAGCAACGTGGCTGAAGCCTACAGCAAGATTGCTCATGCCGACACGGTGGTCACGTACAGCCAAACTATGGCTGAGAAGCAACTTAACCTTGCTCGGTTGACGGTAGAGGCGGGCCGCAATGATCAAGACGGCATGACGCTGGTGATCAGCCAACAATATGGCATTGGCGGCTTCGCCCTTGATAGCACCCTTTTGACCGGCAATTACTGGAACTCTATACCTCGAGGTGGTTCAGATGACGACTGATGCCGAGATGGATGAAGTGCCTTTTGAGGCATTGGTCGGTATCAAGGCGCTTGATGCTGTGGACTATGATCAAACCGTAATATCAAAAGGCTATAATCGTGGAGATAAAACCAGCTCAATCAGAATCCGTCTAAGTGATGTTGTTTATGAAGCCACGGAGAATCCGGATGATGGCTACAGAAGCAGCATGGCTTATTTTAAACGGCTACCAAAGCACACAAAAATGAAAAATGTTTTCCCCGCAGTCTTGGTTGAAGTATCTCATGACACTGGAAGCAATGATCTGTTGATTGGGATTGATCTTATTACACGGAAGGAAGTATTTCGCATAGGCACTTCAAATACAGATGACTACTACCCCAGCTACACTGATTCCTTTGATCCAACTGCTATGGTAATCAACCAATCACACGATAAACCAAAATATGGTGTCAAATGAAAAGCATCATGGGACGTGTCATCTACGCCTACCAAGGTATCCACAGATGGAACTTCATGCGCAAGCTGCACAAATATGCCTGCCTTGAGGGGGATTGGACAATTGAACCAACGGGGTCACGCATGTACTGTTTCCCACCACCAACTGGCACGGACCAGGATTGGCTGGTTGAAGTCAAGAATAAGAAGGCTCATGAAACATGGGATATGTACCTCGAGGTGTGCTATCGGCATTGCGACAAATATGGTGTCTCATCTTACTCACCAAGTGTCACTGAAGACGGGAAAACAAGATTTGTTGCTTACCGGCGTGGCATAGACAACATTATCCTCACCTGGGACCCTGACTTTGCCCGGCGTTGGCGGATAGCACACAAACACTGCAAAACGCTGAACCTGCAAACCAAGCAAGAGCGTATAAACTGCTTTGAACTGTGCCGTGCTGGGCGGCACTAAGGAGAGGTGAAGGCAAATGAGCTTCATTCCGAGTGAAAGTTTCGGCGTCAACCTTGTCCGCAACACCCCGCACGGTGAGCTGCACGCCGAATGGCACATGAAGCTATGCCGCGCCGTGGATATGCTTGGACTGGCCGTCGTGTTCAACGAGATGGTGGAGGCCGGGCACATCTCACGTCGGCAAGCCGATGCGTTTGAAGCTCAGGCCGGCGGCCTGCTCGCCACCATGCTCAGCGAATGTGCCCGTTCGTTTATCGGCTCCCCGAGCCAATCGACCATCGAAACGATCCGCCTCTACGGCGTAGAGGCTAAAAACGGGCTCCCGGAAGGAGTTCGCTACAGTGTCGAGCATGACAACTTCTATGACGAAAAGGGCACAGGGCTGGGCAATGCTTTTCACGCAGAGTGGAAAGCCAAAAGGCACCTGTTCCCCCGCGCCGTGCCTTGATGCGCCCTTAGTGCATGCTAAACAAGCAGGTAGTAGAAAACTTTCTTTCTAGAAAGTTGGAAAACTTTGATTGGATGAAAACCCAATCAAGGGATGAACTGCTTGATGCCATAAACCAACTAACTCCCAAGCCTGACCTAGGCAAATTGTGGGATCATCAGCTTGTGTGCTTCCTGATATTGGAGTCACTCAAGCGGTTCATGTTACACATTGACATGGGCGGGGGTAAAACCAGAATATCATTGTCGCTTTTGCGGTACCGCAAACAGCGTGGTGAACGCCCCAAAGCCATCGTCTTTGTGCCTTACATTACCGCCATCGATTCTTGGGTAGGTGAAATACGCGATAATTTTCCTGACTTGACCTGTGTGCCTTTGCACGGGACAACTGAGGAAAATTTTCACGCTCTGTTCACGCAAAAAGCCGAAGTGTTTGTCATGTGCTACCAAAGCGCGGTGGCCATGCTTTGGGAGCCAATCAAGGGCAAACGCAAGGGAAAAAGCAAAAAGAAATGGACCCTAGACCCTGAGTTTGTACGTGAGGTATTTGCTAAATTCGATACTCTGATAATGGATGAGATTCACGCCTGTAAAGACATAGGCAGCCTTTACTACAAGATGTGTCGGGCCATTTCAGCCCAATGCGAGTACGCTATTGGCTTGACCGGCACGCCGTTTGGCAAGGATATGCAGGATTTGTGGCCGCAATTCTACCTGATTGATTTTGGGGAAACGCTTGGCGATACCATGGGTATCTTCAGGGCCGCTTTTTTCAATGAGAGCCGCAACTACTGGGGTGGTTTTGAGTTCAAATTTAAAAAGAAGCTTTTCACCAAGCTACAGGAGGTCATCAAGCACAGCAGCATACGGTATGCCATAGATGAACTACGTGACATGCCACAAAAGAAGTACGTCAAGAAATTGCTTCAGCGGCCTGAGGCTTGGGACGTTTACTACAAGAAGACATTCAATGAATTGAAGGAAGCCATTAAGGCTCCTGGGAAGGTCAGCCATACACTGGTCAACAGCAAGTACCTGATGCTGCGCCAGATTAGCTCGGGCTTCATGACCTTGAAGGGTGAGGACAGCAGCAAAGTTCAAATCAGGTTTGATGAAAACCCCAAGCTTGAGGCTTTGGAGGAACTGGTGGCAGCCATGCCACATGACAGCAAAATGGTGGTGTTTCATCATTTCGTTTTCACCAATGCCATGATCAGTGAGAAATTGACCGCCATGAAGGTTGGCCATGCCAGGGTGTGGTCCGGGCAGCGTGATCCGTTGGGCGAAATAGACCGCTTCAAGCGTGACCCCAACTGCCGGGTATTGGTCATCAATGCCAAGTCCGGTTCTAGTTCGCTCAACCTTCAGGTGGCTAATTACTGCGTATTCTTTGAACAGCCTGAAGGTGCTATTGACAGGGAGCAAGCTGAGCGTAGGGTGTGGCGTCCCGGTCAAACCAAGCGTGTGTTCTATTACGATCTGTTCGTAAAAGGAACATCAGATTATCCAAAATTTGCGTCTAACAAGCAAGGCGAGGATTTGCTCAAGCGTCTGCTTGACGGTGGCGTGAGCATAGATGACCTGATGGAGTGAGTTATGTCGTATTGGATTGAGCTTCACTGTGATGTACGCATGGAGGGGCGAGATCCAAACAACATACTTAGGGCTAAATGTCACTCACATGAAAACGATAACCCAGCGATAATAGTCAAAAATTTCCAGATGGCTACATTGGTCAATAATTTAGCCAAAGATAAAGGCTGGGTGCATAAAAAGGGTAAATGGATTTGCCCTGGCTGTCAGAAATAGGAGTGCGTCATGACAATCGTGAAACTTCAACCTGGAGAAGTTCTAAAATCATGCCCATTCTGTGGTGGTGAAGCCGCACTTGAAAGCGTGGAAGAGCCTGTACCCTCACCCTACAGGGGTGCAGGTTCTTGGTCAGTAGGTTGTATGACTGATGAGGAAGGCCGTTGCTATGGCTACCAGTCATTGACTACATTTGCTCGTCGTAGTGAAGCAATAGCCGCCTGGAACAGACGTGCTGGTGAAAAGGAATAATAAAATGGCAGATTTGCGCTCAACCATCCAAGATGCGATGAATGCTCAAAAAGCTCCTGAGGATGATAATAAGCCTGTGGGGCTTGCTGCCAACCCACCGGGCGTGGCTTTCCACTGTGGTGAGTGTAAATACTTCGACAATGGCACGTGTCAGAATGAAAATCCAAAACTGAACGGTCGCCCTGTTGATCCTGAGTGGTGCTGCAATCTATATGAACATGACGGCATGGAAACCATAATAGACTAAGAGGCACAAATGGTTGAAGAACCAAGAACTACCTTGAGTGACGGCACTCAGGTTTACCCAGAGCATCGCCGCATCGTCAAGGATGGACCCCGTAAGGGTCAGCAAGAGGGGTACGTTGTCCTTGCTGAGGAAGAGCGCGCAAAGGGTTTTGTACGGCCAGTGCGACGCAGCTACAAACATCTTGTTTGCGGCGGCGTGACCACAATGGGTCAAACATTGGCTGAAACTTATGCCCGCAAACCAGACTTCTATAGCAGTACATTCTGCGCCCATTGCGGCGCACATTTCCCAGTGGGCGAAGATGGTGAATTTGTGTGGCAAGGCACAGAAGAAAAGGTCGGGACATGACTATTGAAGATGATAAGAAACGGTATGGTGCAGCTCTGCATGGGATGCAGTCAGGCGTTAAATTCCTGCTTGAGAACGAACTGGACAATCAAGGCCTGCCCGAGCCCCTACTCAGGGTACTTAAGCATCTGCGAGTAGGCATAAACAGTGCCCTTAGTGACAGTGTTGCCTTGGCCAAATTGCTGATGGACAAAGGCTTGTTTACCGAAGCTGAGTATTTCAAAACGCAAGCTGATTTCATGGTCCAAGA